TGCTATTTCCTTTGCCAAAACCAAAAGAATTTAAGTCAGAACAAGATCCACAATTATCATTTAGTTTTTCTGGTACGCAAAATACATCAAGAGCAGGTACTCCCGTTCCAATAGTTTATGGAGAGATAGTAACAGGGTCAGTTGTTATAAGTGGTGCTATTGATACTCAACAGGTACAAGCATGACGAAACCTAAAATTATTAGAGGATCTGGAGCACCTTCTCCTCCTACCCCACCCCAACCAACCAGAGCACCTGACACTTTACACAGTAGGCAGTTTGCTACTTTTCTTGATCTCATTTCTGAAGGAGAGATAGAGGGTTTTGCCTCTGCATCAAAAGAAGGAAGGACGCAAGGAACTACTGCATATAATAATGCTGCATTGAAAGATGTATTCCTAAACGATACTCCTGTTTTGAAATCAACTGCTGATTCAACTAATCCAGCTACAACTGATTTTAACTTTCAAGATGTAACATTTAATCCTAGATTTGGAACGTCAGGTCAAACAAAAGTTGAAGGGATTGAGAGTAGTTCCTCAATTACAGCAGTAGGAGTTACTGTTACTCAATCTTCTCCTGTCACTAGGCAGATAACAAATTCAAATGTTGATGCAGTAAACGTAACCATAACCTTTCCACAATTACAGAGAGCAACAGATCAGGGAGATTTATTAGGCTCTTCTGTTCAATTAAAAATAGCAGTTCAATATAACTCTGGTGGTTTTACCGATGTTATTGATGACACTATCACAGGTAGAAGTGCTGATGCCTACCAGAGAGATTACAGGGTAAATCTTACAGGTGCTTTTCCTGTTGATATAAGAGTTACAAGAGTAACAGCAGATAGTTCAACTTCAAGTCTTATAGATGCTTTTACATGGACAAGTTTCGGTGAGATTATTGATGATGCTAATACTTATGCTAATAGTGCTTATGCTTCTCTTAGGTTGGACTCCATGCAGTTTCAATCAATACCTACAAGAAAGTATCGTATTAGAGGAATAAAAGTAAGGATTCCTGGTGCTGGTGCTAGTGGATCTGGTACTCCTACAGTTGATGCGAATACTGGTCGAATCATTTATCCAACTGGATATATTTTTAATGGTGTTATGGGTGCTGCTCAATGGTGTTCATGCCCTGCGATGGTCTTATTGGACTTACTTTTAGACACACGCTATGGATTTGGCAATCATATAACGGAAAGTTCTCTTGATCTTTTCTCTTTTGTTACTGCCAGTAAGTTTGCAAATACGTTGGTATCAGATGGTTTTGGAGGACAGGAAGCTAGATTTAGTTGTAATGTAAATATTCAATCTTCAAGTGAAGCATTTGATTTGATAAATGAACTGGCAGGAGTTATGAGATGTATGCCGATATGGTCTGCTGGAAGTATTCTTCTTGCACAAGATAGCCCTAAAGATTCAAGTTATTTATTCAATCTTGCTAATGTAACTGAAGAAGGATTTAGTTATTCGGGAAGTGGATTAAAAACAAGAAATACTGTAATTTCTGTTTCTTACTTCAATATGGATAGTAGAGAAATAGATTATGAAGTTTATGAAGATACTGCTTCGATAGCTAAGTTTGGAGTAATTATTAAACAGGTAAAAGGATTTGCCTGTACATCAAGAGGTCAGGCTAGAAGATTAGCAAAAGCTATTTTGTTTGCTGAACAAAATGAGAGTGAGATAGTTGCATTTGCAACCTCTATAGATTCTGGTGTTGTTGTAAGACCTGGTGCTGTTATTGATATTGCTGATCCTGTTCGTTCTGGTGTTCGTAGAGGAGGAAGAATTACTGCTGCAACAACGACCCAGATAACTGTAGATGATACTGCTGCGACAGATTTACCTACATCAAATAATCCAACATTAAGTGTGGTTCTGCCAAATGGAACAGTAGAAACAAAAACTGTTCAATCTATATCTGGTGCAGTAATTACAGTTGCTTCTGCTTATTCTGCAACTCCAAATGTAAATACTGTTTGGCTCTTACAGAATGATACAGTTCAAGCTCAGAAGTTCAGAGTGATAACAGTAGAAGAATCTGATGGTATAAATTATGCGATCACTGCTTTATCTTATGTAAATGCTAAATATGCCTTTATCGAAGATGGTGCAAGTTTACCAGCTAGAACAGTATCTATATTAAACCTTCCAAAAGACCCTCCATCTGCATTACAAGCCGATGAAAAAATTGTTGTTATCAATAACCAAGCTGTATCTAAATTAATTCTTAGTTGGCAACCTATTGTCGGTGTTACCCAATATCAAGTGAACTATAGATTTAATAATGGTAACTTCATATCTCAAACTGTATCTGCTCCTGATTTCGAGATATTCGATAGCGATGTTGGAACGTATGAATTCCAAGTATTTAGTTACAACGCAGCATTACAGACAAGTGCCACTTCTGCTAACTTAACTTTTGTTGCACAAGGTAAAACCGCATTACCAGCAAATGTCACTGGTTTGACCGCAGAACCTATCAGTGAAAAATTAGTAAGATTACGTTGGAATTTATCTACTGATGTTGACGTTACGCATGGTGGTCGTGTTTTTGTAAGACATTCTCCTGTTACAGATGGGAGTGCGACTTTTCAAAACAGTACTGATTTGATTCAAGCATTAGCTGGTAATACTACAACTGCGGAAGTACCATATCTTGAAGGAGAATATATTTTAAAATTCCAAGATGATGGTGGAAGATTATGTGCTGGTGAAACAAGTGTAATTATAGACTTACCTGATAACCAAGCTCCTTTAATTGCCTTAACAAGAAGGGAGGATCAGGATAATCCCAAGTTTCAAGGAACAAAAACTAATGTTTCTTTTGATGCTGTAACAAATAGTTTAAATTTAGCTGGTACTGGTTTATTTGATGCAATAACTGACTTTGATACTGAAGCGTCAATAGATGATTCTGGAGGTATTTCACCAACTGGTAGTTATGAATTTGGTGGTGCTGCTGGTAGTTCTTTCTTAGACTTGGGTGCTGTATTTAGTGTAGATTTTAAACGACATTTT